TATCATTGAATACGGATGTTCCTAACCCTGGTTTGAAACTCCTGTGCTCGGCATACAAGAACAGTACATTCAGTTACCATAAATTTAATTGCGGCTCCTGTTCTATCAAGATAACTTTTACCCATTGGATATAAATCTTCTAGATATAGACAATCTTGACCATTTGCTTTCTCAGTAACGACATACAAGTCACTTACTGTGTTTCCACTATAAGTAGTTGCGTCATCTGCGATTGCGAATGTAGGTACAATAGGAATTTTTCCAATCATACTTTGATACATTGAAACATCCACTCCGATAGCTACCTCATTACCTGCATCCAAATTAACACGAACGTCTCCTGCTAGTGCTTGATTGATCGCTTTTTTCATTCCATATGAACAATAAATAGCGGTTGGTCGTACGGCGTAGGTAGAAACTATACTTTGTATAGCTCTTTCAATGAGTTCAGTTCGGAAACCGAGAGCTGAATTACCATCATTAATAATGTTCGTAGTAATCTGAGTTTGTAACCCATCAAATTGAAGGGCTGACGTTGATACATTTCCAGTAATGAGAAGTTGTTCTTCGTCTTGAATTGTTTCGCGGATAGCTACTTCTGTAAGTTCAGCTTCGATATCTCCAAAGCTTCTTCCAGCGGCAATCATTCTATCAGAAACACTTTTAACTTTACCTAGTTCCTTATAGATTGCACTTCTTCTTGCATAGGTAGTCGAGTCTTCTGTTGGAGTTCCCCCTTCTGCAAACGGTGCATTACCTACTCCAATTGCTGAAAGAACATTCCATGAAGCTGCTAAACCTGAACCAGTTTTACGTGGAAGTCTATCTCGAATTCCGGTTTCTTTATACGCTAATCGTGTTACAAAACCCGAAAGATTTTCACGGATTAGCGTCATACCTGTTCCTGCCAAACCTGATGTACTAGGTGTACTAAATAACTTTTCCACCTGATTCAAGGTTTGTTCAATATTTACAGCTTGTTCCATAGTTATTACTAAATTAACAAATAAAACTATTAAACTAATTAAGCGTTAGCCTGAATGGCTGCTGCTTCTTGTTTAGCCTTTTTATACGCATCCGTAAATGCCATCCCTCCATCCATCAACTCATTACCTCTTTGATCAATGGTTTTATTCATTGAACTAGCCTCTTCCTTGGAAGTATAATTCTTCTCAAGTACTGCATAAGCTGCTACCGACTTTCGTCCCAAAGATGTTTTTGCAATTTTTTCAATTACTTCAGTTGATTTTTGAAGTTGCGTTTCAAGTGTGGCGACTTTTCCTGAAACAGCATCAATTTCTCCAATTTTTTCCGTGAGCGTATTTAATGACTTTGTAACAGAGTCAAGAGACTTCTGAACTGAGCCAAACTTAACATCAAAACTTTTTTCAATTCGTTTTGAAACTTGTTCGTCTGTCTCTGGTGATGGTTCAGTAACTTTTGCTTCTGGTTCTGTTTTTTCTTGTGCTGGTGTCTCTTCTTTTCAGGAGTAGCTTCTTCCAGCTTTGGTTCTGCTTCTTCTGTGGGCTTTTCAGCCTCTACAGTAGGTTCAGAAACTGTCTCCGGTTCTTTTGGTTCTTCCTTCTTTTCAGAAGGCTGTTCCTTTTCCTGAGACTCTTCTTTAACTTCAGAAGCTCCTTCATCCTTAGCATCAGAAGTTTCCTCCTTTGGTTCGGAAGTACCTGCCTCTTCACTTTTTTCCCCTTCGGTTGAGGGTGCTGCTTTTTCTTCAACACTTTCTGGTGCTGTAGCTTCTTCACTAGCTTTCACCCCCTCTGCTGGAGTGTCAGTATCTTCCATACCTTGTTTTTTTACTTCTGGCATAAGTTTTGAGTTAGATAATAAACTGTCATTTTTTTTAGTTGATCCTTTAATAGCGTCCTTTTTTGCTGTTACATATTTGATCTCCTCTTTTATCCATTCCATTTCATTCTCTTTTCTCTTCTCCTCCTGTTTTTCCTTAATTTCTGCATACTTTGTTTTGAGTGCTGTCAACACTTCTACTGCTATATCAAGATCATAAAAATTTTGTTTTACTTCGATTGAACATCCTTTCTTAAAATCTCCTCCCTTTCCTACTGTTTCTAAAACCTGTTCTAAATAGTGGATTGAATATTTTTCAATAAGGTTTGGAACTTTACTTAAAGTACATTTCTCAAACGCAATATGCACTCTTTGAAGTTGTTCTTTTGTAATTCCCTCTGGAAGGGTATCTGAAATACCGTTTGCATAAGCATGACCTTTTTCTAGTAATTCCATATCTTTCTCTGAAACATCCATGCTCCTTTTTTTCTTCAAATTTCTAACAAGTGTCTTCGTATCTTTTACAAGAAAATCATGCAACGTACTATATGCTCTAGTAAACTCTTCTGAGAATATCTTTGGGCGTAATCTAAATCTATTTTTCATTAACTCTGAAACAAACATAACCACTCTATCTAATGGGTTTCTTTTATCAAAATCCGTAATTTCATAATTATCTATGCAAAGACCCACATCATCCGCTTTCCCTTTTGAAAGTACTACCTTTAGTTCCTCTTTCATATCTTTCATTAGTCTTTGCTCCTTTTGTCCATACCCTTTTGTTATATATTCTTCATAAGATAAATGCTGTTTACTTTTTTCAACTTCGATCATTTTTTGTGCCTGAGTAGTATACTTTACTCCGCTTTTAGCATCTTTTTGAATAGAATCCCATTCAATTGATTTAACCATTGCTAAATTATCTGCATTCTTATATGCATTATATTTTACAATGGAAATTTCATCTAGGGATACATCCTCATAGACTTTGGTAGTTCTTCCTTCTTCCTTATTCCATTCACTCCCTGCTTTTATAACTTTACCTCCTACTGAAAGTCCAATTTTTTCTCCTTTTTCCAACATAATTTCTGCGTCTTTTCCTAAAGACATTCTAGTGTCTATTTCTCCCTCTACTTCCATTTCATTATTCTTATTCAAACTAGCAGAATGCCACATTCCTACATTAGTATAGAATCTGTCTTCGTGTTCTACTCTTATTGGAATACCTCCACTCTTTACTGCTTCAACCATCTTTTTTACAGCCCCTTCTGCGAACCGTTCATTCTCGTGGTCAATCATTGGACCTGATGCTGTACCCTTTACGATAAGTTTTCCATCTTTTGACGCTTTTTTCTGAATTGGCACGTAAATTTTAAACATGGCGTGGAAGTTAGAATATAATAAACACAAGCACTGTTACTTGTGATAACTTCTTCGGCCTTTTACAGGTCTCTGGACGAATTGCCCGCTATTAACTATATCTTATAATATACTTAATCTTTTTATCTTTACAACATTTTTCGAGTTTTGTATGGCATTTCACGTTGACTCCTCATTTTTATTGTATCATATTCCGAAAGCTCTCCACAATACTTGCATTCGTGTTTTATAACTAAATCCCCAATAGCCCTACCTGACAAACGTTGAAAACACTTCTTACTTTGACAGTTTATATCGACTGCATGTGTTTGAAAGGCTGCTCCTCTTAATCCAGTCTTTTTATCTACCGTGCTTAAATAATTTATCCTTCGACAATCTGGACAAATTACTTCAATTTCACCCTCACCTTCTACCTCAAATAATTTCCTGTTACAGTTGTAACAATGTAACTCCTGCATAAAATATACTTATTAAATTATAAATTCTTTACTTTAGAGAGTTTCTCCACGCCTCATCTGAATTTGATAGTGCTTCCTCAAAATCAGATATTTCATCATTTGTTAACTTCCTACCTTCTCTAAGTGCCTGAGTAACACTGATACCTTCATCCATAGCCTTATGAATAAATTCTACCTCTTTATCCGTAAAATTTCCCGTAAACGCATTATCTAATTTTGAATAAAATAACTTATCATCTATTTCTCTTCTATCATGGTCTATAAATAAATCAGTTAAATCAAAAAAGTTTTCCCTTTGAGTAAGCAAAGACTTAAATTCCTTTACTTTTGTAGTCTTAATTACTTCCTCCATCCTCACAATAAACACTCCTGCATCATCTGTTTTTGTACTCAAAACTTTAAAGCTTACTCCCCTAGGAAACAATACTTCTCCCTCTCCACTCCACTGGGAATATTTACTAATATCTACTCCCGACTTAGATACTATTTCTATTCTTACATTTGATTTTTGAACAATATCCTGCAACTTATTTGTCGATGTACTCATGAATCCCTTATCTGTGTACAGCTCTCCTTGTTTGAATAAACTTTTTGGATCATCTAAAGTAACTCCTCTATACACTTTTCCAATATACTTATTCTTTTCTGATAAAATGGAGTCTAAATTCTTTACCGTCTCCTGTAGTTCTGCTGATAATTTTTCCCCTTTGCGCAATGCCGGATTTATTTTACTAAACTGATGCCCAGTATACTGCCTTAAAGCAGATAATTCGTCTTTACTTAATGATGCTAAACGTAACTTTTCTGGGAAGGGTAACATCTTTGACTTTACACCAAACTTTCTCATCAATTGAGTAAATCCTTCATCAGTTAAACTTGCCCTAGCTTGCACCATACGAAGCTGTAGAAAATCATAATTAGATAAAACTCCCGCCATTTTATTTCCTGATACTAGCTCTTTGCCTAAAACTTCTTTTAAATTATAAGCACTATTTACTAAATCTTTGTCAGGATACATTTTCTGTAATTCTATTAAATATGAAGAATTATCATCTAATTGTTCCCAACTCATATTTTGAAACGTCTCTTTCATACTTCCTCCTCTTTCTAATTCATATTCTCTTGCCTCCTTATAAAAATTTCCAACCTCTTTATCTTTCCCTACTAAACTATCTCCTCCTGTCCATACAGCCTCCCCATTTACACACTTTTCTCCTGAATCTTTTGGAGATACTTCATATTCATATATTTTCTTTAACACCATTTCTGCCTCTGATCTCACACTTTTTTTCACATAACTGCTACACAAACTATCTACAATATTATATCCTAAATAACATTTACAATTACCACACCAAGTAACTTTTCCATTATATCTAACAAATAGAGTTCCATTCTTCTCTAATTCTACACAGTATGCTTTATCATTATAGGGTATAATTTTTCTTTCTAGTTTTTCAATTCTAGTGTAACTTTTTGTACATTCTCTTACACTATGTATATCAAAATTCCCAATATAACTTCCATTTTCATGTTCTATCTTTTTTTCCTTTGCTTTCATTAATCCGAATGATGGTCTATTGCCTGTTCTCATTATCAAAAAACCTATATCCTCTATTAATTTCTTTGAACTTGAATAATATACTTTTTCTATTGATTCATACCCATAATAATTCCTAATCCTAGATGTTCCATCTCCCAATAAAAATGTATTCAAAAAACTTTTAATATAATTTATTGGCGCATTCTTAATACATTCTGGAATATATTTTTCATTACTTTTACCAATATTACTACATACGCTGCCTTCTGATAAGTACCACCCCATAAATTTACAAAATACCTCAAAATCCATATTAAACATTTTTTCTTGTTTACTATCTTCATCCTTAAATTTTTTAAAACCTCTAGGGATTCTTCCAAAATTTGGCAATTCTTCCGCTCGGATAAACTTAAATCTTTCTTTATTTTTCTTACTATCCCAATCTGTTTGATATAACATTCTATGCCCTTTTGTAACTTTTATATCAAAATTATCATTGAAAAAATGCAATAATTCTTCTTCATTATTTTCTATTAAATTAATAACCTTAACATATTCTGCCTCATTTTTTTCTAAATTTAACGATAAACACTTTTCTGCTAATTTAACTTCCGAAATTAATTTCCACCCATTTTTGGTGTATACTTCTGTATCTTTATGATAACAATTTGGATGTGCTGGAGGGGCTTGAAAACCTCCTAAAAATGTCGCATCAATTTTAATAGGATCTTCCTCCCCTAATTTTCTACAGACTGGACAAACTGTTTCTGCTTCTGTGGTATGCCATTCCTTCCTCTCTACCCCATTCATTTTTGCTGTTTCGTGTCTCATATATTCAGCTATTGCGTTTGTTTCAGTATCTACAATCATTTTTGCTCGATAATTAGACTGAACTAATCCTGTCTTTTTTAGCCGAGCTACTAGTTGTGTCTTTGTTTCTCTTTTATCTATCCCTAAAGTAAGCTGTCTTATTAATCTATCCTTTGAGGTATCATCCATAGTTGTAACTAATCCCCTTACTCTATTTGCAAGTTGCTGTCTGTAATATTCCTTTGCTAATCTAAATTTTGGGGTTTTTGTTCCTGTTATATTTGATATTGCATTCAATATATCTTGTCCTCCTATGTTTGCTATACTGTGCAAATATGTTCCTAAATTTTTCTTATAAGAGGTAGGCACTTTTTTCAAATCTTGTCCAACCATTTGAGTAACCTGAGTCTTGAACCATTTTTTATCCTTTGCTGTTATGTTCAAAGGCAATATATCTTTTTCTTTTGCCTTGGTTACGATTCGCTCTCCTTTTTGTTTTACGAGGGTCAAAAATAGTTTCTCATACTTGAGTAACGCACCTGAATACACGAAGTCTATCCATTGATTAAACAAAACATCCGCAGTCTCCTTGCGTATTACTTTATACTCATTGCTGTTTTCTATTTCTATAAAAAACTTGTTTTCTGGTACAATCATAACTTAAACATAAAGTAGAGGAAAAGCTTTTTTAGCTGAGGCTCCAACGGGTTCTTTTTCTTCTTCTTTTACTCCTTTTGGCTTATTTGTCTGATTACCTTCTGCATCTGTTATAAAACCTCTCCGACTTCTTACTTCATCAACATCTACTACATTATTTCTAAGATATATTTCATCTATTTCAGCCTTCTTACGCTCTTCATCCAAGTCCATTTCCTCCTTAAATTTGAATTCTACATCTGTATATCCAAAACTTAATCTTACTATTTCTCTATTATAATATTCTTCTATTAATTTCTTTATAGATTTTACTCCTCTTGACTGAGAAATTGACTTCTGAACTACTGCTGTCGCTCTATTTACA